TCGCCGCCGCCCTCGACATCTACGCGGACGACTCCACGTGCATGGACGCGGAGAAGAAGAAGTCCATCTGGATCGAAGGCGATGACGCTGACGTTGTCGATGGCCTCAACTCGATGCTGGGGCGCACCCGAGCAGAAGAGCAGGTCTGGGAGCAGGCCCGGAGTCTCTGCAAGTACGGGAACAACTACGAGGAGATGCTCGTCAACGATCAGGGCGTGCAGGCGCTTGCGTTCATGCCGCCGGCCACCGTTCGTCGTATTGATGGGATCAAGGGCGAGAACCTTGGATTCGTGCAGTCGTTCTCGGGAGACTTTACGGTCGATCCGACTCAGTTCGGCGATCTGCTGAACTCCCCAGACATGCAATCAGGTGGTGAGTCCGCGATCGCGCTCGAGGGCTGGCGTATCTCGCACATGCGCATCAGGAGCAAGTACCGAGCTGCGATGTATGGACACTCGGTCCTAGATCCGGCCAGATGGATCTGGAAGCGACTCATGCTGCTCGAGGACGCGGTTCTGATCTACAAGCTGACTCGCTCCCCAAGCCGATACGCGTTCTACATCGACACCGGACGCCTTCAGGGAGACGAAGCGCTCGCGTACACAAATCGCGTGGCGCAGATGTACAAGAAGAAGAAGTTCGTGAACCCGAAGACGGGGCAGCTCGATCTTCAGTTCAACCCACTTGGCTACGACGAGGACTTCTTCCTGCCAGTCGGAACGGACGGCCGCGGTTCGAAGATCGAAGTGTTGTCGGGTCCGACATTCCAGTCGATGGAAGACGTCGAGTACTTCTTGAAGAAGCTCTTCGCAGCGATCAAGATCCCGCGTGCGTACCTCGGATTCAGCGAGGACATCGCAGCGAAGGCGACCCTGTCTCAGCAGGACGTTCGTTTTGCGCGCACCGTTCTTCGCATCCAGAGGGAGATCAGAAACGGTTGGAGGAAGATCGCGGAAGTCGATCTGGCTGCACGCAACATCGATCCGCAGCACGCGAAGTTCGACGTCATGATGAGCGTTCCGAGCTCGCTCTTTGAGATGGGCCAGATGGAGGTCCGCAACTCGCGAGCTGCACTCGCATCGGCCATGGAGCGAAACGTCTCCCAGTACTGGATCCTCCAGAACGTCTACGGGATGAGCGACGACGAGATCAAGGTCATCATCAAGCAGCGCCGTCAGGAGAAGCTCGAAGATGCGAAATGGGACGCCGAAGTCCAGCGCGCCATGCAGCTCGGCATGGAAGGTCAGCCAATCCTTGCGGTAAGCAAAGAGGGTGAGCCTGTTCCGAACATCCCGCTGCCGTCTGCGCAGGCGGACATGGCCTCCGCGGATTCGAGAGAAACCCAGATCGGTGGCGGCTCTGCACCGAAGCAGCTGATGCCGCATGGGTTCGCTTCGGAGTCGCGTCGTCAGCGCACGGTGACGATCCATCCGCTTGCCCGATCCAACCTGAGCATGCTTCCCCGCCGTGGCAACGGTGTGATCACAGAGCGCGAGCTGATGTCGGGTCGGCCCGGGGATGAGCGCGACGCGCGAGCCGAGCTGGAGCGCGTCATGAGTCGGAATCCGACCCTCGTGGCATCGATCGAAGAGTCACGAAAACTGCTGAAAGAGCTGGCCGCAAGCCAGCGCTACCAGCGACACGACCGCAGGTAGCCGTTCGCTCAAGGTAGTGTGGTTCAGAAGCCGTACTGTGCATCCGTCGTGTGCACGCGGTTTCTGTAAGATCGCGTCTTCTTGACTATCGAGCCAGGTTACGAATACTCGTTTCTGACGATGCTTGGTCACAACCGACTAAGCCACATCGGAGGATTCGATGAACGCTAACGGTCGGAACATGACCTCTCTCGCTGAAGACTTCCGCCAGCTCGGCATGGACCCGACAGGCAAACCGCTCAACCAGCTCCGTGAGGATGTTCAGACCTCTGGTCACGGGACGAGCTACCCGTCCCCCGGCCAGGTCATCAAGCCCGGCGTCCGCAACCCGGACGATTCGAAGGGCGAGACGGACCCGAATCACGCCGAGGCATTCGCGACCCTGGAGCGCCGTCTCCGTCGTTCGACCCTTCGTCGCGAGGGTGCGGATGCGGACATGGAGCTGAAGCCGGAGGATGATGCGGATGGCGATCCGGAGAACGAGGGGGACGAGGAGATGCCCAAGGCAGAGTCTCGCCGCCGCGCTCGCCGCGTGCGTGCCGAGGGAGCATTCCCGGGCGCCGCACCGCCGTTCGAGGATGACATGGATCAGGAAGAGGGCGACGAAGAAGAGCCCGAGGATGAGGACGACGATGAGATGGAGGGTGATGAGCCCGAAGTCGAGGGCCGTCATGCCGAAGGCGACGAAGAGGAGCCTAAGGACGAAGACGACGAAGAGGAGCCCAAGGGCGAAGACGACATGCCGCCCGAGAAGGTGGACGTCGGCGAAGTCCGCATCGTGATGCCGAAGGGCAAGAAGATCGCCGAGTGCCGTCGCGCAGCGTACCGCGGTGCGAAGTCGATCTCGGAGAGCCTGAAGCGTGATCGCCTGGTCCAGGCATCCCGCCGGCGCATCGGCAAGATCGTCGAGTCGGTCTTCGGCGTCAGCCGCAAGAACACGAAAGACGCGCGCCTTGCCGAGATCCGCGCCCTCACGGAGGCGATCAAGGCACCGACCACCCGCTTCGACGACTTCGTCGATCGGTTCAACGCGATGGCCAACCTCGACGAAGCCCTCGTTGTGAAGTTCGCCGAGCTCCACGGTGAGCTGGAGATGCCGCGCCGCTGGCCGGTGTCCTTCAAGACGCTTGCCGAGGCGAGCCTGTCTCGTGCCGCTGACTCTGCGCACACGCTACGCGAGATGAGCCGCATCCGTTCGAAGCGCCTCACCCGCGCCGAGTCGAACCTGCTCGAGGAGCGCCTCGTCAAGTTCGGCAAGGAGCAGCGTGTCGCCTTCGGGGCGCTTACCGCTTCGCTTGCCAGCGCTCGCATGCTGGAGAGCGTCGATGATCTTCCTGGCGTCGAGCATGAAGACGATGACGAGGACCAGGAGGAGTCGGCCGATGCCGCCGGCAAGAACATCGGCACCATGGGCGACGTTCCCGAGGATGACGATGAAATCCATGCCGAGAGCGCCTCCGATGACGGCAAGCCGTACGCAGAGATGGACGGCGACGAGATCCAGAAGGAGATGACCGCGCTCTCCAAGAAGATGGAGGCGGCCAAGGCTCGCATGAAGGAGTGCGGTCCCGGCATGAAGGAAGACGGTCGCATGCCGACCGACGACCATCTCCATGACGAGGCGAGCCGTCGTAACCGATACGAGGACACCGAGGAGCCGATCAATCCGGAGCTGCCGTATGGCGAGAGCCGCCTGCGCCCTCGCACGACCCCTCGGCGTCGCTGAAACGCGAGGCGTTCGAAGACCCGGCACTTGATCGGATCGAACGCAGCGCAGCTCGGAGGGCCCGAAACTCCCCTCCGAGCCCGATGGGGCGACTCAAGAAAAAGCGGCCTGTTCCACCTACTCCGAAATGACCATGACCAAGAACATCACCGAGAATCGTCGTGATCGTCAGGGAGCACTCCTGATGGATGCGTTCGAGTTCCGTCAGATCGGCCCTCTCACCGAGAGCACCGATTCGGCAGGGCAGCGGAAGGTTACTGGCAAGGGCACCTTCGGAATGGTGGACGTTCCCACCGCCAACGGACGCCTCTATCGGCGGACGTTGATGGATCGGGAGATCAACCGGCTTCGAGAACAGATCTCGGCTCGCAAGGTATACGGCGAGCTCGATCATCCCGCAGACGGAAAGACCCTCATGCAGAGGGTCAGCCACCTGATCACGTCTCTGGAGATTCGTCCGGACGGCGTCATCTACGGCGAGATGGAAGTCATCCCGGGTACGCAGCAGGGCCAGAACCTGCTTGCCATCCTGGAGGCGAAGGGTGCAGTGGGCGTGTCGTCGCGAGGCTTTGGCACAACGACCAAGGATGCGAACGGCAACGACGTCGTCAACGACGACTACACGCTCATGACGTTCGATGCGGTCGGTGATCCGGCAGCGGCGAGCGCCTATCCAGAGTTCAAAGGTGTTGGTGGCGCGTCGTCATACGGCGAGAGCAAGGAGTTCGATCAGATGGACATGCAGGAGCTGAAGCAGAAGCACCCCGCTCTCTACGAGAGCATCAAGAAGGAGGCGATCTCCGCTTCTGCCACCGCGATCGCGGAGGCTCGCAAGGACGAGCGCGCGAAGGTGGAGAAGGAGGCTCAGGAGGAGATCAAGAAGATCGCCCCCTCGATGGTGTCCGAGGCTCGCAAGAAGATCGAAGCCCAGTTCAAGAGCGACCCGAAGCTCGCTGGTGCACTCGGTCTGGTCGAGGCGCTGAAGCCCATCATGGCCCCCTTCGTCGTCGGCGGGGACGCCGCGAAGGCGCTTGCGGAGAAGGACGAAGAGATCGTCGAACTCCAGGCTCGCCTTCAGGAGTCGAACGAGAAGATCGTCAACCTGACCGAGGAGCGCGACATGGCGGTGAAGATCGGCAAGCGCTCCGTTCTGCACCTCCACATGGAGAAGCGCCTCGGTGACTCGGGACAGGGTGCACATCCCTGCGCGGTTCAGCTCCGGTCGATGATCGGTCGGATCGACGAGTCGACCACGCTCGAAGGTCTTGATCGCAAGATGGAGACGGTCGCCGGTTCGCTTCTCGAAGAGCGGGTTGCGCAGCGTGCGCAGAACCAGGAGATCGTCCGTCTTCGCGAGAAGCTCGAAGAGAAGAACCGCACGGTCGTCGAATCCCAGGAGCTCGCTCTTCAGATGGCGCTCTCCGGCTACATCGCCAAGAAGTGTGCGCGGCATCCGGCTTCGTCAATGCTCGAAGAGGCGATCGCGGGTCGTAATCCGCGCTCGAAGGTCGATATCGACACGCTCTTCGACGAGCTGAAGGAGTCGTTCCGCGGAAGCGAGACGCTTCGGAACGTCCAGGCTGGCGTGAGCCGAGAGGTTCCTCAGCGGCGCTCGATGGGACCGTCTGGCGTCAACAACGGAGGCAACCGTCTCCTGAGCGAGGGTCGTCGCGGCCCGGCGCCCAAGGGCAAGAACACGCAACCGAAGCAGCAGATCTTCGGCGTGCAGCTCGAAGAGATCCAGAAGCTGGCCGGCGTCACCGGCCTCAACGGGTAACGCGCGAAGGTCGAACGTTACCGCAACAGGCCGAAGAGAATAGTCAGCAGGAGGTAAGTCAAGATGGAAGCACGTGAGATCGCTCGGATGCGTTCGCTCGCACAGAACCAGGGAAACGGTCAGCCGCAGCTGCTCGATGAGCAGTATGCGAACCACCTCGTCGGGAAGTGGAACTGGCTCACGAAGGGCATGGGCCTCGACAAGTGGACCAAGCTCTGCGTCTCGCGCCTCTGCGAGAACCAAATGGAGGAGTTCAAGCGCGCTGCGTCGCGTCGCGGGACCGTCCTCTCGGAGGACACCTCGGCCGCGAACATCCCGGACTACGTCCGCTTCATCTTCCCGGTCATCCGCCGCGTGTGGAACAACCTGATCGCTCCAGGGCTGGTCTCGGTCCAGCCGATGACGGCGCCTGTCGGAGGCGTCTTCGGCTGGGAGTACAAGTACGGCACGTCCAAGGGAACGGTGACCGCGGGTCAGAACATGATCCAGAACTTCGACCGGAACTACTCCTCGGAGTATGTCGAGAACGAGCTGATCGGAACCGGCGACGGTGCGACCACCACGTTCAACGACACGATCTCGTTCCTCCCGGTCAAGGCGACGAGCCTCGCGCAGCAGGGCCTCGCGCTGACCTTCACGGTCGGTGGCGTCACGACCACCAAGCTCCTCGCTGACAAGGGCGACGGAACCCTCATCGCCGGCTCGGGCATCACGAGCGGCACGATCAGCTACACGGGTGGTGCAATCCACGTCGTGTTCACGACCGCGCCCGACAATGCGACGCCGATCTACGTGTCGTACTACTTCAGCATGGAGTCCAGCTCCACGAACGTTCCGCAGGTGAACGTCGACATCCAGCTCCAGGAGCTCAAGGCCCAGAGCCGCAAGCTTCGCTTCAACTGGAACAGCGAGTCGGCGGACGACATGCGGGCGATGCTTGGCATGGACATCGAGTCCGAGCTGGTCTCCGGCGTTGCGAGCGAGATGTCGCTCGAAATCGATCGCGAGATCATCCAGGAATGCCGCAACTCCGGCACGACGATCCTCCAGTCGTTCGACGCCACGGTGCCGCCTGCGATCACCGCGGTCGAGCACTACCGCAACATCCTGACGCCGCTTACGCGCGTCTCGATGGACATCGCGTCGAAGACGAAGCGCGGGCCTGGCAACTGGCTCGTCATCCCGACCGACGTCGCGGCGATCCTGAGCCAGCTCGAGACCCACGGCTTCTTCAAGTCGGTGTTCTCGCCTGGTGCGTCTCCGGCAGGCATGGGCGTCCTCGGACGTCCAGGCTTCCCGGTCCCCGCTGGCCCATCGGGCTACGGCGTGTACCAGCTCGGCGTGCTCCAGAACCGCTGGAACGTTTTCCTCGACCAGTACTACCAGTCTGGCGAGATCCTCGTCGGTCTCAAGGGTTCGACGTTCGTCGACGCGGGCTTCGTCTACGCCCCGTATGTCCCCATGCAGGTCACGCCGACCTTCCTGGAGCCCGCGGACTTCACGCTCCGCAAGGGTATGCGTACCCGATACGCGAAGAAGCTGCTGAACGCGGACTTCTACGGTCGCGTGACGGTCGCCGGTCTCTGATCCGACTGAGGGTTGAGTAGGGGTCGAGCATGGTGCTCGATCCCGCTCTCTCTCTCACCAAGCTCCAAGGAGAACGGATCAACATGAAGGCCACTGTCATCAACGCATCGCAAGCTCCGGTGTACCTGTCCATCACGGCACAGCAGGTCAATGCTGGCGCATCCAAGGTCCTCTCGGGCCTTCGCATGGATCAGGTCAAGCAGCTGCAAGCCCTGTCCAGCAAGGACATCCAGGTTCAGACTGAGCTGGAGATGATCGACAAAGAGCCGATCGCCAGCACCATGAACACGCCCGCCAACCCGGTCGGCGGCGTCAAGCTCCTGGCGGGCTCTGGTCTCGTCCTCAAGGATGATGGCGTTGCCATCGCCTATGCGGAGAAGATCGGGCTCGGCGTCTACGACGATGCAGCGTGCACGATTCCGAGCACGACCGCGACGTTCGACACGGCAACCCAGGGCACCATCGACAAGGGGACCGGCACCAACCGGATCGAAGGCACGACCGATACGTCGGGCCGCCTCACGCTCCGGCTCAACGTCGGCGTGGCGCGTACCGTGTACACGAAAGCGTTTCCTCTCGCCGCGACCTCTCGCGTCGTGGACTGCGCAGACAAGCACACGACCGTCTTCTCTTGATCGGGAAGTGGTCCGAGTGAGTAGAGCGGTCTCGAAAGGGGCCGCTCTTTCTTTTTGAGCAGGATTGGGCAGACTGAGCGAAGGAGAACGTCATGAAGGTCACCGTCACGAACAGCAGCCAGGTGGGCGCGGACATCTCGTCGATCAGCCTCTTCCTGAAGCCAGGAACGAAGAAGGTGGCGTACGGGTGCTCACTTGCTCAAGCAGCGGATGCCCAACGTCACGCGTCCGCTCTTGTTCGAGTCGAGGTGGAGCAGGACCCGTCAGACAGGCCCATCGCATTCACCACGATGGCTGCTACCGCCGATCCTGCTGCCTTGGCGACAACGTCGGCCGCCCAAGGCTTCACGCTCAAAGACTCCGCATCCGCCACGATCTCCATCGCAGAGCCTGTCGGACTCGCAGTCTACGATGATGCGGCGTGCACGATCCTGAGCACGACGGCAACCCTGAACACGGCCTCGGTCGGTACCATCACCTCTGGTGCCGGTACGAACAAGGTTGAGATGGTGACCGCCGCCGGCCAGGTTGCGCTGACCGTGACGAAGACGACCGTGGGAGCTGTCTATCTGAAAGCGTATTCGTTGGCTGGCGCAACTCGAATTCTCGATAGTAGCGGAACACACAAGATCACGTTCTCCTGATCTTGAGCCAGTTCGCTGGTAGGCTCAGCGCATGGCCCGTTACTACACGCTGAACCCCAAGAACCATTTGAACCACGCTCCGAACGGAGTCTCGTTCGCGAAGCAGAATCGCAAGCTGGGCGACGTCTTTCAGGCGCCGCCCGGAAAGGACTACGACGACTTCTGCGAACGCGGCAAGAACGGGTCGTTGCCCATTCTTGTTCGAGCTTCGGGTCCGAGCGTCGTGCCCACTGGCAAATGTCCTCGTTGCGGAGAGGGAACGAACGCCGAAGTGCCGTGCTCGGTCGAGTGCTTCGTGAAGGCCGGGTACGAGGCAGAGAACTTCGAGACCTTTGTCTCGCGTTCACGAGAAGAGATCGCAGCCAGAAACGCACGAGCGTCGGCGGATGCCCCAGACATGTCGAAGCAGTTCGAGTTCGAACCGCGCCAGCCAGCCGGACCTCCGGTAAACCCTCGGGCCCCAGCGTCGGTGACGGCGCCCGAGTCGCTCGTGAACAAGGAGCTCGCCTCTGTCTTGAAGCCCGCCTACAAGCCCAAGACGGACGAGGGGCAGGATGAACAAAAACAGGTCACGCAATCGCTTGCGGATGACTCCACCCCACCCTCCAACCCGGCGGACCAAACTGGTCACGGAGCCATCACGGAAGCCTACGGGGCCACCTCCACGAACCCCACCACCACTGCGACGGCGAGGACTCAAGAAGTTGCCAAGGGTGGCTCTTCGGGCAAGACTCGTAAGTGATCCATGACGAACGATGACCTTGCCCAGTACGTCCTTCGCTACTTTGGCAAGGAGGTCGTTGATGTCGAACTGTCAGCTCGACAGCTCGTGGACATCCAGGGGGACGCGTTCCGATGGTTCAACGATCGGAAGGGCCTGCGCTGTAATGCGGGTCTGATCCTTACGGGCGCTCCGCAGTACGATCTAAGCTCGCTGAATCCAGCGGTGCAGGAGGTGCTGAGCGTGGCCTTTCCGCACGCAACGGACGTTGACCTTCGAGCCATCTATGGGGACGACCTCGCGCTACCCGGTGTCCCCTGGGGCATGTTCCCGTACGGAGCACTACAGGGAGGCGTCTACTCGTCTCTTGTCCAGGCGGTTCAGTACCGAAAGACGGCCTCCAAGGTGATCTCCGCGGATCTCGATTGGGAGTTTCGACGGGTGATCGACCCGCTGACGCCGGGTGCGGCTCCGAAGCCGATGCTTGGGGTCACACCTGGGTTCAACGGTCCGCAGGGTCAGGCGATCATTCGCTACAAGGCGAAGCTCACTTCGATGGACCAGTTAGCGAACGATGACCGCGGTGAAGATTTTGTCGTCCGAAGAGCGGTCATCGCTGCCAAGGCTCGCCTCGGTCAGATCCGAGGAAAATGGCAAACGTTGCCGACAGCGCGCGGCGAACGGTCGATGAATGGCTCTGAGCTCCTGTCTTCAGCTGCCGAGGAGCTGAAGGATTTGAACGACGACATGGCATCAACGAACATGCCCATCCCGTTCTTCACGGCATAGTCATGAAGTCGAAATTCGAGCTACTGCGCGAATCGTCCATGATGCCGCGCCCCGCACACGTGTCTCCGGGAGACCCGGTATTCGTACCGTCGATGGGCAAGGGTCGTGTGACGGCCGTGACCGCGGGGAGCTGCTGGATTCACTTCGATAAGACGGTCGACGACTCTGGTCAGTCTTCGAGCACGTGGACGTCTACCGCCGCGCTGATCGCCGACCTCGAATGGAGAGATGGTCGTTGGTACATGGAGCCCAACAAACTCGGCTCCTCTGGCGACGGACCTGGAGCGGAACGATTCTGGGGCGCACTACCTCCAGGTCAGTAAGACCGCTTCGCTACCCTGCATCCGAAACCTGGTATGGTTGGGCCATTGCAACCTGTCTGGTAAGGTCATCTCTAGGAGACGTTCTCGATGAAGAACCTTTCGGCGCTCAAGAATCTGGTCGAACGAGGTGAAGCGGTCCCGACCGATGAGGACGAGGTGCCGAAGAAGCCATCGTCACGCTACATCGGCGACGTTCTCGACACGCTCATCGCAAGCCGTCATCTTGGCGTCGACGAGGTCGATGATGCTGCCTCCGCGATTGCAAGCAACGCGGAAGACGGATACGAAGCCGTCGTCGATGCGCTGATCAAGAAGGGCCATGTCCCCGGAAGCAAGCTGATCGACGGTGGTCATCGACGTCTTCGCGAGAAGGTCCGCGGCGCGATGCGTGAGATGGTCGAGCGCGGTGCCCGCTCGATGCTGGAAGAGGCTCGTGGTCGTCGCAACATGACCGAGCGTCAGCGGACCATCGCCGAACGAATCGAGGAAGCGTTCCGAGAGAGCGTTCACGACGTTCTCAAGGCGGAGGGGTACGCTCCGCTGGATGTGGATCAGATGACGGCCGAGGTTCGTTCGCGCATCCGCGGGATCGCCAACCGGATTGCGGTCGAGAGTGGCAAGCGCAGCATGCGTCCGTTGAGGGACTGATCCATGAAGAGTTTGTTCGAGAGCGCGATGGGCCTCGTCGAAGAGATCGTCGGCGCCAAGTCGATGGACGAGAAGACGCAGCTCGCTGTGCTTCGTGTCGTCGTGTCTCTCCGTGTCGCGTACATGATCCACCAGAACAACCACTGGGTCTCGATGGGTCCGAACTCCTATGGTGACCACCGGCTCTTCGAGCGCCTGTACAAGATGTCTCAGGAGGACGCCGACTCCATGGCAGAGCGACTCGTTGGTCTTGCAGGGACGGAAGCGATTTCGTTCTCGAAGCAGATCAAGATGATCGACAAGGCACTCGAAGGCGCATCGAACGTCGACCCGGCCTCATCGTCGCTGCAAATCGAGAAGCAATGCGTCGATGTCATCGACGATGCGCTCAAGGTCGCAGCGGAGGCGAAGGGCCTGACGACCGGGCTCGACGACCTCTTGCGTGGACTGAGCAGCAACCGAGAGCAGGCGCTCTATCTGCTCAAGCAAAGGAGTCCCGGGTGAGCGCACTCGATGATCTCGCAGAGCTGGAGAAGCTGACGAAGTCGCCGAAGACCTCGCGTCGTCCATGCTCTGCTCGAACGATCGAATCTCGGAGAGCGGCCCGTGCCAAGACGTCGGTGTCTCTGGAGTCGCTCATCGAAGACCTTGATGACAGGGCTGCGCCGATGACGGTCCTGCGCATGGTGGAGGCTGCTGGCGTAAAGTTGTCGAAGCCGCTTACGGAAGCGATTCGTCGAGGCGACACGGACATGGCCCGCGTGCTGAAGAGATTCACCGACAAGATTCGGGAGGCCGTGTCATCGGCCGCCGAAGAGACGATAGACGAGCTGACGAAATGAGCGCGTTCGAGAATCTGCGCGCGAACGACAAGAGCGAGTTCCAGTTCGAAACACTGGCCCTTCGCTATCGACGTCTCGCTCGAGACTATGCGTCGGTGTGCAGGTCGGCCTTGTCCGATGGAGCTATCTGGGACGGGGTCGGCAAAGGTGCGTCGCAGGCGTTCTGGTTGAAGATGCTGGAGCTGGAGCACAAGCGCGAAGGTGTTCGTGTTGGCGTTCTTGGAGACATGCTCAACTCTATCGAGACAGCGAGCGAAGACGACGACCTGGTGGAGCTCGTCATCCGGTTCGCCGAAGACCAGCACCTTGGACCAGAGAATGCGCAGATCGCACTTCAGGCGGAGATGCTTCGGCAGCTTGCTGTCACCGGGATTTCGCTCCTGAAGAAGGAGGCGTACGGGGACGTCATGGGTCCGTACTCGGACCGCGGCCCAAGCGAGAGCGCGCTTCTGAAGGCGAAAGAAGTCCTGCGGAAAGCCGTGGAGCTCGATCAGCGATGAGAATGCCGAAGGGTTTCCATCCGCTTGATGAGTCGACAGCCGGAGCTGTCGATGATCTGTGGGCGCATCCGTACCCGTCCTATACGCCTGATCCACGCAAGAAGCTGGGGCTCGGGAGCGTCGACTGGTTTCAGAATGTCGTCGGATTACCGGGTGGTGTGGGCTTCGCCGCCGAAGACGATGATCCGGTCGAGCGCTTACGAGCCGAGGCCGATGCATGGGGACTTGCGTACGGTCAAGAACCGGAGGACCAAGTTTCTGTTCAGAAACGAGAACGCGAAAACTCGAAGGTTGAGTTACTCCGAAGTAAGGTGAAGAACATCAAGTACAACCAACCGTACTGATCAACCAGGAGAGAGAGCGATCATGAGCACGACAGTCAATTGGATTTCCGGTGACGACATCAAGATGTTTGGATCGACGCTCGGCCTGAGCAACCAGTCCGTCTCGGTGAGCACGGCACGCCTTCAGGCAGCCATCCTCGGTACGTCGAAGAAGGACGCAGAAGACCTCCAGAACCTGAAGGTTCACCTCAACAGGTCTCTGTTGACGGTGACCGTCAACGGTGTGTCGTGCGCCACGAAGGGTGCGTTCCTCGCCGCCATCGCGAATCTCGACCAGGCGGAGGCGACTGACCTCGCGTCCCAGGTCGCAGGCGAGGGCGCGAACAAGGTCGGCGTCGCGAACGTCGACAAGCTGTACGTGTCGATGGAGGTCGAGGATGCGATTGCCGAGGTCGCTCGTCAGAATCGCCTTCGCAACGTGCGCGCCGTGGTCCAGTCGAACGTGGCTTCCCTCGCCGCGTGCTCGACGACCCAGGACGGCATCACCCTCGTCGCGGGCGACACCGTTCTCCTCGTCGGGCAGACCACGGCCGCGGAGAACGGCCCTTACTTGGTCGGTACGCCGACCGCCGGCAACGCTGCGCTGACACGTCCGGGTTGGTGGAAGGCCGGGTACTCGGTTCCGGATGGCTTTGAGTTCATCGTGGCAACGGACGCGACCAGCGCCACCGCGATGGCGAAGTGGAAGGCCACCGGGCACGGCAAGGTCGTTGGCACCAACGATCCGCTGATCTATCCGGTCCAGATCAAGGGCTCGGTTGCGCTGACCTCGGCGACACCGTCGACCGCGTCTGTCGCTTCGCTGTTCATCGCCGCTGGTGCGAAGGCGTACCTCACGGAGACCACGAACCAGGCAAACAGCACCCTCAAGGCGGTTCTCTCGGTTGGTCAGGGCAACGGCTCCCTCGCCATCACCGGCGCCGCGACGAACACGGACACGATCGGCTACCTCATCGTCAACTGAATGCAACTCGCCTCTCTCCTCGTTCTCGAAGCCATGGTGCTTCCGAATCCACCTCCGGACTCGGAAGTGGTCAAGAAGCGCCGTGGCTTCATGGTTGCGCTCGTGGTGCCACCGGAGATGGAGGAGGAGGTTGCTCGTGCAGGCGGATGGGCGGGTGGAGAGCGTACTTGGTCGGATCCTCTCCACTGCACGGTCGCGTACGTCATGGATCCGGATCGAAATCTCGCCGCGACCACGGAGATCGTCCGTCGCGTTGCGAAGCAGATCCCGAGCTTCAGTCTGGTGACGACTCGAGCGGGGTTTTTCCGGAACGAGGAGAAGGATGGCGCCCTCGTTCACTACTGCGGGTGTGCGGCCCCCGAGCTCGATGCGTTCGTCGGGCTTC